ATTAATGGATGACCAGTTACTGTCAAGACCATTTCACCTGTGCTAGGTGTGTAAGTAATATCTGATGGTTGGAATTGATATGTTGACAATCCTTGCCATGTGTGTGCATCAGTGTTTGTAGGTGCTGTTCCGTTTAATGCATTGACTGTAATTGTATTTGTAGTAACTGCCTCTACAGGTATATCCTTCATCTTACCTTGAGTTCCAATAGGATCTGTAGCACGTGGATACGCTGCAGTTCCACCACTACCATAGTTACAACTAAATCTCAATGACTCATTAGCAATTCTTACTGTAGATACTGCAAACTTAACACCATTTGTTGCTGCAGAATCAAAAGCATGTGTGCTTAGATCAGTAGAAGGGATAGTATCAAGAACTTGAACTGTAAATGTATTCTCAGTGCAATCAAATGCTTCTAACCATCTATCTGATGCATAGTCAGTAGAACGTGGATATGCCTCAGTTCCACCACCACCATAGTTACAACTGAATGTAATTGCACCGTCTGCAAATTTAACAAAGTCTCCATTCACACGTCCATGATTAGCAATGGTCACAATCATTAAACCTGTATTAGGATCGTAGGATGCAGTTGTAGGTGTATGTGTTGTAGGTGCAGATAAACCATGTCCAGATCCTATGGTCAATACCATCTGACCATCTGCAGGAGTATAGGTGCCGTTTGTAGGAATAAAATGTTTTACTAACTGTTCACCAACACGAGGATCAGATATTGCTAATACATCATTATCTGTATAACCATTACCAGCTGTGACTAGAGAGACACCAGTTACTTTACCACCAGTAACTGTAATGTCAGCAGTTGCACCAACACCAGAACCTAATCTATTCTTAAGTGGCACTGCACTATATGTTCCGTCACTATATCCACTACCAGATGTGATCGCACCAAATGTTTTTATCTCATCTCCAATCTGATCTAATACAAATGAACTACTGTAATCTGAACGATCAAAATACATTGCAATAACTTTACTGCCTGATAATGGTGGAGTAACAAATGTTATGATGTTATTTGTAAATGTATAAGTTGCAGGGTTTGCAATTAATCCATTGATGGATACTAGTAATTGTGATGTCGCTGCAGTTTTGCCAATCTTAGTTCCTATCTCAACACCATCGACTCTCATCTTGAATGAATCATTGATGCCATCTATGAATAATCTTAATGTATGTCCTACACCAGAACCTTGTGATGTTAAATCTATTGATGTTCCAGATTCTGTCAATGCCAACTCTATTGTATTAGCATCTACAACTTTAACAAAATACTTACTAGCATTTGCAAGTCCACCTATAGGTGTGCCAGATCTGTTGTTTGGATAATTCCCTGCATTGATGGTAGGTAGTGCAGCAGTAGGATCTGCGATAGCACCTGTAACTATTCCTGCAAAGATTGTGATAGCACTCTTGACATCAGCACAACCACCAGAATCATTGGTAATACTTAGATCTGTTTGTGGAACTATGTCTGTATATGTTCCTACTGGAAGATCGTTAGTTACTGCTAATAAACATAAGTCTCTTGCTTTATTAAATGCATAAATTGTTTCTGCTTCTTCACCCGCTACGTGTTGAATACCTGTTCCGTCAGTGTATTGCTGTGCAGCATCTACACTAAAATAGTTACCACCATACTTGAGATCATTTGTCCACGCAGCTATTACAAGTCTAGTATCTCTAGCACATTTTGCTTGACTGTATGATAGTGTTGGATATAGAGCATTTAAGAAACCAATTGTCTCCTCTACAATATAATCAATGTTGTTTACAATTAAATCTCTAGCATCTAAGAATCTATCTCCACCAGAGAAGTAAGTTACTTGTTGTCCAGATATAAGACCATGATTAGGAATTGTAATTCTATCATTTACACCATCTACAATAGTGGTGCTAGATCCATCAAAGGTTAAAGTATTGTCACTAATATCATCAATCTTATATGAGATACAAGATAAGATTTTTTGAACGTCTAATAATTGTTTTCCGTAGATAGAAACTTCTGTAGGAACTAACGCAGTGTAATCTGGTTTAGATAATGCAAAGTTACTAATCTTAGATAATTTACCAGTTGCTTTAGCAGATGGTTTTGGTGTTATGAATGTAGTTCCGTTAAATGTAGTTCCAAGAGTATTTGTATTACTTGTCCACCAATCAAATTGACTACTTGGGTTTAAATTACGATTAGATCTAGGTCTGAAAGTTTTCTTGACAGATTGTGTTAATACTTGAGTTCCTACAACTTTAAATCCTGCAGGGTGTGCTGCAAATTTAAGTGGATTCTTCCAATTATTGATGTTTATAGGTGATGATATATCATATGAGAATTCTTGGAATCTATTACTGTCATATACACGTTGTTCGTTAAGATCTAAGAATCCAGTAGTCTTCTCCCAGTTTGCAGACGATGTGCTAATTGGAGATACAATAAATTCAGCATCTGCTCTGTCAAACGCATGTATTTGACCAAACGCACCAGACTCTTCACCAAATACAGGTTCACCAACCACAAAGTCACCTTCTATAAGTTCAACACTTACAACACGACCTGATGCATCCCAATTCTTGATAAATCCAAATGCAGTAAATGATGTAGTAGATGCACCCTGATATATTCTCTCTCCAATAGAGAAAGTAGCTGGTTTCATGTATGCAATGATATTATCGCCTAAATCTGTAGTCTGAAGGATAAAGTAGGTTTGACCTGTGACTGGATCACCCAAAGGTGCACTTGTAAATGCAATCGTAGTTTCAGTGTTTGCATTAGCAAGAGATGTTGCTAATTTGATCTGATTGCTTGCTAATCCATTTGCAACTGTCGCTGCCACAGCGTAATAAGTTGTATTCTCTAATAATGGTGCAGGAAGAGTTCCAGATGACTCTACTAGAGTAATCTCAGTCCCTGATGGGATCTTAGCGTTATATGGGAAGTTTATTGTGCTGTTTGACGTTAATGCTACAAATGTGTGACTAACCCTTGCCTTAACTGTAGGTGCAGATGTAAATCCTCTACCAGAGTTATTAACATTGACTGCCTGTATAATTTCATTCTGAATTATTGGTTCTAATTCAAATAATGAACCTTGTCCACCTTCTAAGATTATTTCTGGTTGTGATACAAAATTAGATCCACCATTTACAACTTCAAGGTAATCAATAACCTGAGTTCTGACTAATTGTAAATTAAAGGTTGTATTTAATTTTGGTTTTAGTGTTCTATCGTGACTATAGTTGAATGTAATGTTTTCACCACCAATCTTCAATATCTCACCCATATCAGATGACTTAAGAAGTATTGATGCACCAGTTCCAAACTTTTGTTCAATATTGATTATTGGAGGACTTTGATACTGTTGTCCAGCTGCCTCTATATTGATTAGAGACACACCTTCGTTTGATATCAATGCGTTCAATGCAGAGTTAATTCCATTACCACCTTGTGCAGTGATATTAGGTGCAGATAGATAACCAGACCCAGAGTTGGTTACAGTCACAGTGTCTATCGCTGCATCTAGTAGTGTCTTAGTTGTAACAACGTCAGTAAATGTCATTGTAACTGGTTCTACAACCATATCATCACTACCATCACTTCCACCCAAATCTGCTCCAGATATTGTAATATCATCTCCTATGTTATATGCAGTTCCACCATCTGTTACAGTTACTGACTCAACAGTCCCTGCACCATTAGTGACCACAGTAAATTCAGCACCAGTTGCACTGGTTCCTGCAATAGATTTTTGTTGAACTCCTGTATATGTTTGACTTACTCCATAGTTTGTTGAAGATTGAGTCTTAATTGAGACAGTTGCGATTGTGCCGTAATATGGATCGTCAAATAATACTTGTGGTGCAGTTCTATAGTTTGTTCCTGCTCCAGTAACTGTTACCTCTGAAACCTTACCCGCACCAGAAACTGCTGCAGCAACTGTTGATTGTGTTCCTGTTATAGAACTAATGATCGCAACAGAGTTACCTCCAGTAAAGACTCTAGACCTAACATTAAATGACTGTGTGCCAGTTCCAGAATTGGTTATAGTGATTGCTGTGCCTACTTCTGCTAGTTGTGGTGTAGCTGCTAACTTAACACGTCCTGCATCACCTATATTGATTACATAGTAAGTTTCACCAACAACCATGTTGCTAATTGGGTTAGTCTCAGCTGAGACATACTTGACTGGATCTCCTGTTTGTGCATCATGTATTTGGAACTCAAACTGATCTGCATAACCAACAGCATCAATCTGTGATGGGTTGATATTATATTCCTTACCCGCAGTGAACATGATATATCCTTTTTGTCCCGCACCTTCTCTTGTATTACGTAAAGGTTGTAGTCTTAATATAGATGTAACTGGATTCCATGAAAGAACTTTACCTCTAGCAGTATTATTATCTTGAACTCCCTTTCCAATAATAATTTCATCTGGTATAAAGTTACCCAATACATTTTCTAACGTTAGGTCAACAAAATCAGGCATTGTTACAACGCAAGTAGGTAATGCAGCAGGATTGTAACCAGATCCACTATTTGTTATTGATACATTTGATAATCCACCAGAAATAGTTGCTATTGCAGTAGCACCTGATCCAGATCTTGTAGAACCACTTAATTTAGGTAATGACTGATAATTTCTACCACTATCACCGATTGTTATAGTTGCAACACCGCCTGTTGGATATATTGAACTTGTATCAAATGATACACCTACTCCGTAACCAGATTCGGGTGCAGCTGTCATCTCATATGTAAATTGATTATCTGTTTTTGTGGTAACGGTCTGTGAACCTAATATAGGGTCATTGATTATTGTAAAGAATCTACTATTAGTAACATCACTCTTAATGGAGATTACATTACCCATGTAAGCATGGTTTTGGCAAACATAGTGTAAATTATTTGGAGAATCTACTGTAGGAGTAATTTCTACACTTCTAGTAGTAGCACTACCAAAGTTAGCGTTATAATCGTCCCAAGAAACTACATCACCATTAATCCTATAGACAACTCCTTTCTCATATCTGTTTGTGCCACCATAAGCATCCTCACTCTCTGAGAAGTAGATAGCATGTGTAGTATTCGATGCATCATTCTGTATGAATGTGTATGTGACACCACGAGACATGGTAAGTGATGGTGACTGAGCAAGACTTCCATATTTGTCACCAGTCATCCAATATCCTTTACCAGATCCTTGACCAAATAGAGGATGATCTGCTGTTTTAAGTTGAACTTGAACTGTAAAGGTGTTTGGTGCAGTAATTACATGTTTAATATCGTGATAATAGAAAATGCCAGGCAAATCTACTATTTTAACTGTTATAGAGTTTTGTTCGTTAGTTATTGGATCTCTAACTTCCTCAATAACGTTTTTGTATGTGAATATATCTGTATTAGATGGGTCAAGTGTAAATGATAAGACTTTTCCAGTATTACTTGCATCAGATGTGTCAAATACGTATGAGTGTCCGTTTATGACATCTAGGTTTGGTTCTTTTATGTAAATGTCCGCAGGAGTGTTATTTGAGTTTCCTGTTGTAACATTTGCTACACCCGCAGTAGAAAAGTTTCTCTTAACTGTAAACTTTCTAGCAGTCTCTGTTCTTACTACAATATAGTTTGTTTTATTGTATGCTACAGGATCAACACCTGAGATATTAACAATATCCCCTGCATTAAGTTGATGTGAGATTATTCCACTTACATGACACTGCACTTCTCGTTGCACTTGAGTAAGTGTAATAGTAAATCCAGATCCACCACCATTACCAATATTAAGATCATCTGCAGAGATGGTGTCTCCAATATCATAACCATATCCAAATTCTGTAATTGTAACTGCTTGAACAGCACCACTACCAACGACTATAGTTGCTTTTGCTAATAATCCATCACCATTAGTTGTTATTGGAACATTGATGTAAGTTCCATTTGCATAACCAGATCCACCAGTAATAGATGCCCAACCATCTTGGAATAGGTTACCATCTGTTCTTATTCTAAGATATGTCCATGTTACTCCACCTGTCCCATCAGGTGCACTTCCAGATGTATGTGTGGGTGAAGATGACGCAGAAGTTCCAGTGCTAGCTGCAACATATACTCTATTTGCTACATGAACTAAATCTCCCTCAACATACGCAGTTCCTGATGCCCATGCATCAAGTAATTTCATACTTTGTAAGTTAAAGTATTTGAAATGGTAATTACTGTTGATAACCTTACTTGTTATTGATCTTGTAGCAGCGTTATCATTTACCTTTATATTGACTCTATCGCCAGGTTGTAATAAGTGACTAGTTGCTGTAGTAACTGTGCCAAAGAACTTATCATTGTAAGCTCCAACAGAACGTAGAATGTTTGTAACAACATTTCCTTCAATTTGAGATACAATTGCACTTACACCTTCTCCACCAGTTCCTGTATTATCAAATTGCAATCTATCATTTACTTTATATCCTTTACCGCCACCTTCTACAAGATATTCATTTACACCAGCTGAAGAAAACTTATTAGTGGATGATACAATTAGAGAATCCGCAATTCCACCTCTGATGAATGGATAGTAACTGAAGTATCCAATACCGTCTTCAATATATGTCAATGTCTCACCAGTCTCCATGACTATGAGAGTAGTGCTATCTTCCAATGCAAGGAAGAAGTCAACTTTGTTATCTAATTGTTTTCTCTTTGCAACAATATTGTCAACTCCAATAAACGGAGCTCTGTAACGTATTGCGTCTTCTGTAAAGTTTTTCTGCAATCCATTACCATCCCAGTTTACCTCATCCGCTTCACCATAAAACTCTGATCCAACAAAGTATGGAAATGCGGGATCACCAGTTGTTCCTGTGATAGTTGTAAAGTAACAATATATTCCATTTGGATATTCTGGAGTTACGCAGTATCTGCCATTGTAACGATCTAAATCGCCCAACCCTTCCACATATTCATAATCCTCAAGATAAGTGCCTAGAGGGTCACTGAGACCGCTTAGAATAGCATCTCTTGATGTCTTTACTCTGTAACTACTTCTAATACGTTTATACGCATTGAAAGGTGCAGTATTCTCAGGATCTTCATATCCGTAAGGTCCGTAGATAGGATGTCCGTCATACGCCCAACCAATAATCGGTGAGTGCACCGTAGGAGGTAATTCTTGTAGAGATCCATTATTATCTAAACCAATACTATCCTTAAGTAAGAATCTTAGTTGCTTAGGATTATAGAGGTAACCATACTCACCATTAAAGATTAGATAGTTCTCACCTTGGAATGTAGCACCACCAAAAGCATCCGTAGTCTTGGGTGATACAAATGTATTACTACCTAACTCAGCACCCGATGCAGCTTCATTGACAGATAGTTCTGTAAGTCTAGTCTGGAACTGTGCACCTGAGCCAGGATATATGATATCAACTCGTGTAGAACCCGCTGTATAACCAATACCCTTACTAGACACCGTAATACCAGTAACGATGTTTGTGCTGAGATCAACTGTAGCAAATGCAGTTGCACCAACTCCGTCTCCTGTAATAATAACGTCTGGAGGACCGAAGTATCCACTACCACCGAATGTAACAATTATACTCTCTATCTTACCGTTTAGTATTGATGGATAAGCAACAGCTCCGCTTCCACTTATCAGATTGATAGTTGGTTCGTATGTATACTGTGATCCTGCATTATCAATGCTGATACTATCAACAGGACCTCGACAAACTGCAACAGCAGTCGCACCATTTCCGCCTCCTCCTGATATTGATACCGTAGGAACGCTCGTATATCCCGCACCACCATTTACAATAGTAATACCAGTTACGGAACCTTCCGTAATTTGTGCGGTAGCAAACGCTTGGTTTCCGCTTGTTGCTCCTCCACCGACGATTGATACGATAGGTTGCGTAGTATATCCGCTTCCTCCGCTTGTTACGTTTATAGAGGTTACGGAACCTGTAATAATTACAGATGCTTCTGCACTCTGCCCCTCATACTCCCAATCAATAGTTCCTACTGCTACTATTCCTGCTGTATGAATAGGATAGACTGTAAGAGATGATTTGCCAGGATTGAGTGATCTATATCTTCTTCCTTGATATGTAACTCTTATACCAGACGCATATGTTGTATCTAACTTATATTCAGACTCAAATTCTACGGTAGGAGGGTTTGTAATGTCATATCCCGATCCACCTTGTATTTTCTCAATAGATTTTAATCCACCAAACTTTTTCTTAGTATTAGACTTAAATGAGAATAATGGGACACCATTTGCACCAATACCGACTTGACCTATAGGAGTTGGAGTCTTTTGTGATTTTATACTTGGTTTAAGAGGAATACGTTTCAAATACCTCTGATTGCCAGGATCTAGGTCATTTGCACCGAAAGGTCCTATCTTATGTGTAGGAACTCCTGTGCTAGCTACTATCGCATGAGTATTAGATTGATATGTGTTCTGAACGTCACCAGTAGTATCTTTGATTGCTAAATTGATAGATGTGTCGTCACTTGATCCAAATGCAAATTCCCTAGCAATATAAAACTCAAAATTAGATATACCTTGTGCAGGAGATGATGAGAAAACAAATTCAAATGTAAAGTCGTCAACAATACCTACAACGGTGTGACTATTGTTGTAAATGTCTTCTGGAGCATTTAATATTCTAACAGAGTCATCTCTGACCAATCTATGCTTCTCTTTAGTGATTATGGTGCATCTTACTGATCCATCACTTGCGGGTGCTCCTAGCGTCGCTGAGACGCCTCTGAGAGCACGTCTAACATTGTATATAAAACTATCCCAGATAGGATCAATGCTATCAAAACCTGGTGCAGCGGGAGTAGTGACTTTTGAGTCTGGTAAGTAGTATCTACCACCACTATTAAGGATTACACCTCTAGTGCCACCAAATATCTTTAATTGAATCTCAGAACCGTCTACATTAGAAGATCCATAGATTTTAAACGCAGCAATAACGTCTTGACCCGCATCATGGGCAACATTGCTTGTATTTTCTCTTGCACGGTTGCAACCAAGGAATTGTGTAACTGTTTTATCGGTATAACTGATTATTTCGTCTTCTATCCTAAATTTACCGTTTGTTTCTGGCCATCCTAGTGTAGAATCAACTGTAACAACAGTATCTGTTAAATTAGCACCTAAATCTTCTGCTAAGACTGTTTTATACGGAGTTACAAACGTTCCGACTGAATTATTGGTATCTACGTCAATTTCAAAGATTGTTCCGAATGCAGTGAACACTTCTACGACGCCTTTTACGTAAATTCTTGCAAATCCGACATTTGGGTCGTTTGGATCTGCATCTTGATATAATACTTCGCCTACAAGTTCTATTGGGTTGCCTTTTATAGCAACTGCACGGATAATCTCTCTAGAAGTGTAAAATGCATCACTAGGTTTGAATATTCTCTCTCTAGGATACGATACATCTGACTCTACGCCAAAAAGTGCTCTTAATACAAACTGGAATGATCTACTTGTTCCTTTTGACGAGTAGAAATCCTTAATACGTTTGATTACAGTGCTTTCTGTTACGTTAGGTGCAAAATTCTTTGGAAATGTGTTTAGGAACTGTTCCTTAAACTTCCCAAGCATGTAAATTGGGAAAATATTGTTTAAGTTAACAACTTCAGTGCCAATAGTGTGTTCTGCAGCTGTTGTAAACTCAAATTTGTATTCAGATTTCAATCCAACCGCTTTTACAGCGTTAAATCCACGCCCACAGTCTTGAAATAGTGTTGAACCCTTGCTTTGGTAGTAAATTATCTCATCATCTATCAATAAAAGTCCTTCTGACGGAAAATCACGTGTAGATTCGACGTCAATCGTTGTAGAAGACGTTGTAACAGCAGAAATTAGTTTTGTAGTGGTAACTAATTCGCCATAATTGTCAATATTATAATAATCCGACCAGTTTTGAATTATATCAATGCAATATCCTTTTAATTCTTGCGATTTATAGTATTCCTTGACAAAATCAATGAACGTAGGATACTGATCCCGTATGAACGACGGAAATTGCCCTCTTATGTGTGTTGATATTTTAGATCTAGATTCGGGACTGACTTCCGATGGCACAGGCGGTTGTGTAACCGTTGTGGTAGGTGTCGTCCACGACCCAACTCTCCAAGAACTATTTGTCATATTAGATTAATAGCTAGATTCTGGAATTACTCCTGTTCCAGATAAGTTTGAACCACTACTGATAGTATCCTCTACTACAGTAACTACTGAGTTATCTATACCCATAGTAATATAAGTTTCTCGGAGAGAAACCAAGTCATTTGACTTAGGTGTAGCTTTAATTTGCAATGTATTATTTGCTACACTAGTAGATTGTATTATCAAGTCATTAATTACAATCTCTCCCATATCATAATCTACAGATCCCCATAATCCGTCAATATATTCAAACTCACCAGTTCCTTTAACATAGTAGAGTCTTAATGAACCCGCACCATCATCATTTAAGAAATAAGTATTGACATTATCACCAACGATCTTAAATCCACTTGATAATATTGTTGGATTTGTAGAAGTTTGTTGATTTATTCTGTTACCGTAGCAAATACTGTAGTTTACACGAGTGTTTAGATCTACTGTAACGTTCTTTCTCATAGTAACGCGAGTAATATTAGAGGTAATTGACCTTTCTGCGTCATCAATAATGTTTTGAACCTTAGAATATTTGAATTTACCACCAAATTTATTAAATTCACCACTAGCATTGAGTGCGTTTAGTGTAATTATGATAAGATTCTTTATTTCTGCAGGAGTTCTGCGTGTATTATTGGGATTGTAATACACAAAACTGTTCAAATCTACGTAAAGAACCGATGGATCAATGATTGTAGGTTGAATTGCAGCAACAGAGAACTCTCTGAGCTTCTTCAATACAGAATTTTTCTCAGAAAGTGATAATTTATCAGCATTTCTTGGTTTGATTGCCAAAAATACCTTACCAAATTGGGGAGGTTCCGCTTCTTCTCCACCATAACATGCAATTGACGCAACGTTTGGGTATATTTGCGGTATGATTGCCTCATAATCTTGCGTAGAAACTGCTCTACCGAACGCAGAATAGAATTTTGGTGCGGAAAATTTGATAGATTCCGTAGATTCTGGTTCTGCACCTCCGTCTGGGAACGAAACTGTGCTAATTGTAATGCCAGAAGTTATGGCATTGTTCAAATTATCTCTAAAAGTTCCAATATTTTCAAAAACTTTCAGTCCATTAGCACCAGCTCCTGCAGAAGTTGTATATTTTACAGTTACAACGTCTCCATTTTCTAGTGCTTTTCCTATTACACCGTCTCCAAACAGTATTTCTGGTATCTGATACTCACTTTCCTCTAGGTAAAATACCTTAGATGTAGATGTAATCTTAGTAATGTCTGATGCTTGTAGGTATTTCTCTGTAATTGTTCCAGAAGTTACCTCTACAATCATGCTTGTAGTATCGACTCTATTGTTTGTAAGTATAAATCTCTGTCTCTGTGTCTCATTTTTTACAAAAGTATCCTGTAAATATAATCCTTCCGTTAATTCTAGGTTGTTGAATGATGCAATTCCTGTCAAACTGTCTACAGATTGTGAAACATCTGTTGGAATTGAGAATACAAAGTTGTTATTATCGAGTCCTGTGAAGTTTAGAACCAATCCTGCAGCGATTGTGACTGATGCAGGGTAAGGAAATGCAGTTTGAATTGCAATATTGACTGTGGTGCGTGCTGATTTTGCAGAATTTGGTGTGTAACCAATCATTCTAGCAAGTTTTACAACGTTTTCTCGTAAAACTGCAGTCTCTAGGAACCCTTCATTGACTGCAAGGTTAGCATTTACCGCTGTGTAGTATGTGTTATACGCTAATGTATCAATTAATACAGTAAGTGACGATCCTTCAAAGTCATAATCACTAAATTGCGACTGAGATCTCAGATATTCTTTAATTTGTGCCTTGATCTGGTTGAATTCAAGAGCATTGACTTGATTAAATGCCATTATGGTTTAAATGCTACTAAAATATTATCAAATTTAGGTTTTAAACCTAATATCAAATAGTTTATGGATACAGAGAACTCGTTACGATCTTCCTCGAACACTGTAGATACACTTACAGCTGTAACTCTAGGTTCATATACCTCTATTGCTTCTTCTAGACGATATTTTATCTCTAATTCCATTGTCGGTGTAAAATTCTCGAACAATAGACCAATAACATTACCACCGAAGAATGGATCAAAAGGTTTCTCAAAAAAATTGTAGAGAACTATGTTCTTTACCGACTCTTTTATCGCAGCTTCGTTCTTCAATGACAACACATCGTTTGTCACAGCATTTTTTTCAAATGTGAGTGAAAAGTCTCTAAAGGACTTTGTAGTCAAAGACATTGAGAACGCAATATACCTTCATCAATGTATTTATACTCGTTTTTCCAAATATTTGTCTGAACGTGGATCAGTAACAAGATAACGACAATATTCATTCCCATTATCGTAGAAGTCGTCAGACATGTCTACGGGAATGTTAGCATTTCTCTTACCATCTACGATTCTATTTGCCTTGCCCACGATACCTCTTCTTTGCTTTGTTTCTAGAGGTCGCTCCATACGATGTATGCTTACCTCTGCCCTGTGAAGTCTTCTTTGGTTTAGAATCAACTCCTATTTTACCCATGCTATATTGTGTTGCCATAATTAACCTCCTGCAAATACGTTTTCTGATCCTGCTGCAACTGATGTGCAACCTGATATACCATCACCTACTCTACCACATCCTTTACCATTTACAAATACGGTTGAACTCCCTGATGCAATTGGTGCTGAGTGACCAGGACAAGGTGCACCTGGCAATAGATGTCCTGTGTTGTTATCTCCTTGACGAGATACTCCTATACCATTGACAAATACATTATCGCTACCCTGTGCTCTAGTCATACCAGAACAATGAGTGACGTCTGCATCTCCAATACGTGTTACTGCGGGCACTACTTTCTCTCCCTTGATACTAGTTCTTGTAAGTATTGAGTATACTTGCTCATCTCGTTATGCTGCTCCTCAGTATGTGGCGGTTCTGGCGACACAGGAGCAAACTTAATTAGATGGTCAAATTCATCTGGCAAGTCTCCACATCTGTCGAACCGAAGGATCTCCCCCTGTTCTTTAATAACAAATTCTCCTTGCAATTCTTCCATAACAAGCTTTTTAATTATTTAGAGACCTACGCGGTCAGAACGCGGTTTTGGGGGTTATCCAAAAGTCCCTACATTATGTGCCTTACGCATCGGTGGATACTTGAACTTTAAACGAACTGGAATCGGTCTCTTAGTTACTTGTAGGTATATTCGTAGTAATGTCTCAGTATCTACCAATTGACATCACCATCGCTCATCTCTATAAGCTGTGTAATACATTTATCGTGGTCACATACAACATCAACAAGTTTCTCATATTTACTTTCTGGATCTCTCTTCATATAAAGATTGTAATTAGAGAGTTTCTCTTCTAGTTCTCCTACCTTATCTGTGAGCATGTCTATTGCTTTCCACGCTGCAGACTGTCTCATAATTATCTCTTCATATTTTCTATCGACATGTGAGAAGTAATCACCTGACATCAAATTTCCTCCTTGAATACTAATTGTTCATTATTATCATAGTTTAATCTCCAATCATCCGTGATGACATAGTAACCAATGATACTAGAACCATCACACCTATAACCGTATCCTCGAACTTTTTGTCTTACATCATCTATAAGGAATGTCTTGGTTCCATTAAGGTAAGTGGAAAACCGTTCGTCGAGACGGATCATAGGTCGGTGTGGAAAAGGTCAACTTGTGATATTTATTGTATCATGATATCCACACATATGTCAACACTTCACAGTTATTGATAAATGTATCCCACACAGTTGGGAGGTAAATCAGTTAACTGTGTAAGTCTGTCTTGATGTTTCTCTATTCTTCTACCCTTTGTAGGTGTATACATGAACTCTCTCATGTTCTCTGCAATCTTACCTTTCTTGTGTTTAGTGTATGCTTCTTTCATAGTCCAGAGATCGTAGAATATCTCTTTGTCATCAGTGTGTTCAAACTTATGGAAGTATCTCTCAGAGATCTTTCCAAAGGGACGATCCTTCATATATTCAATATCAATACCGACTTGCTTTGTAGAGACAGCAACGACGCTAAAGATATGACTGTCCGATTTATTCCAATGCATCGTTATAGGTTCTCTGCAGTCTAGGGTGCGACTACTCAGAAATTCTCTCATGGCACATCTTATCATACCACCAGAGGGATGGTTAGGTTCATCTATATTACTGAACAGATATACATGTGTGTCATCGTTGTGAAAAATCAAAGGGGGCATTTTTACCTCAAAAAATATTTTGAAAAAATTTTATATTTTATTTACGCTCGCGGATGCAAGACTTTATAGCTTATCGCTCTGGGACTCCTTTAAACGACCCCCCCGCCCCCGAACTGGGTTAAGGACTGGATCGCTGCTTAAGTTCGACTTAAAGACCAGTGCGTCGGTCACCTTGAAAGTCTTACGCGATCCAGAGAATGTGGTCTTACCTTCGTCCACGTGGTCTGCAATGCTTCCCGTGAGGCTAAGTGCCACGCTGCTAGAATGGGCAGTCGTCAGGCACTACGAACTGTGGTTTCTCTCCACACATCCATGCTGCTCGCTGCTCATCCTGCCACTCCATGTGTGCTACACGCTTGAGCATCTCATCCACATGCACACGCTCTAGCATTTGTTTGTATGTGAGGTCATGCTCTAGCATATACTCTGTATATACTATATCTCTGTATAACCCCGTATTTAACCCCGTAGTCATATAACCCCCCCTAGTCCTTATCTGAATAAGAACCCTCGACAACTCTAGTGCCGTTGAGAGCATACCATACGATCTCAGCATAACCGTATTCCTGTGCCATGTCATAGCATAGTTCAGAATCGAACTGGTGAGATAGTACTGGTTCTTGAATGTTTGTATTTGGGACTTCGATGAATTTCTGAATTTGCATAATCTAAAATGTGAGTTAATTGCTTTTGTATATCCTTATTATAACCCCTATATGGGCAGGGGGTGGATAAACCCCCCATACTGTAACAATAGTTAATATTGTCTTTCTATGTCTTTGATTACTTCGGTTAGTTCGTCATAATCTGCCATTGTCCAACTCGCACCGTCTGGAGTTTGTAGCATGTCGTATTCCTGCATTTCGATGATGAAATCGAAAGCGTCCTCGCATCTGCTTGCGATGTGGTAGAGTGCCTCATCGTTGTTAATCCATAATGCACAGTTCCAAGTAGTCCAATTTGCCCAACCGTTGTAGTTAGAGTTTGGTTTCTCTGTGTTTAGTTCTTGCTGAAGAGTTAAAGTCATGTTTGCTTTAATTGATTTGTTACTTGTATTATAGCGTGGTCTTACAGTAATTGGCAATACGCGAGATACACGCCACGCTATCAAATGCTACACTTCGTAGAATAGGTGATCCTCACCTCCAAAGGGTGATGCTTCATATTCTGTTGATGCGTCAATATTCTGTTTGAGATTAGGATCATATAGTCTTATGGATAGTTCGGCATCATCTGCGGTGCCTACCCATCCCTTACGGTCTAGGGCATTGTCTATAATGTCCCATACCTTATGTACCTCATCATCATTGAGAAATGAGCATATGTTCCAATAGCGATCCATTAATAACTCCTATAAGGGTGAATGATGTTACTTGTAAAGTCTAGCACGTTAGAGGTCATAATGCGAGCATTTGTCCTTAATTGAAATGTATTAGAAAGGAGCAGAGATGCTCCTACTATGATTAGTATATTTTTCATTACTTAACCTCCATCCACTTGAACTCGGATATAGAACCGACTTTCCAGATTGTAACTGGTTCGCCTAGCAATTCTGCCTGTCTCTCTGCGTGACGCTTTGCATCTGCGA